TACCCTGTTGATGCCCAGCAACACAAGACATGTGGAGTTTAGAAACCATAGCACCTGCACTAGATGCTGGCCTACCCATGACCCCTGTGGGAAAGTAATGACAATAAGCGATACCGTCAATAAACACAGGCTTAAGGAAATCGTGGACTTCCCAATCTTTGTAAGGTAGGTCTTCATATTTAATTAGCCCCTCAAGCTTCGGATCATTTTCCACCGCCCTAGAAATGCGTTGCTCATGGTTGCCCAAACAAAGAACGAGACGGGGTTTATATTGTTTCTCTTTATTTTTCTTAGCCCTGATGTTGAACTCACGAAGTGGTGACATAAGGCATTGCATCGCTTCATTTGCTGCTTCGATGTCCTTAATGTACCGCTTGCCTTCAAAGCTCTTTTTACCAACGTCATAAGAACTCAAACTTTCCATATCAACAAAGTCCCCTAGGTTAACAATAACCTCTGGCTTCTTGTCTATAATATATTGACCAATATAAGACAGGAAGGTAAAGTCCTCCCCGTGCTTGGCCTGTACGTCCGGTATAACAAGGTGTTTAGTCATTCGTTAATCCATTTAATAATAGTTTCTGTGTCCTTCACACCACACCATTTGAAGCCATATTTATTAGCCCATGCGCTATGTGTCATCTTTGTCCCACCACACAGTTTGTTTGGGTTGTCGAACACGAAGCGCAAGTCAAGGTCAGGGTTCTGTGTCTTAACTAGGATGTACTTATGACGCTCTTGGTAATCACTAAGATAGCCCTTTGTCTCCAGATATAACTTACCCTTAACAGTCCAATCTACAATATAATTATGGTTAGACTCAGGGATGATATAAGGGATCTTAGTTACTTCGTAGTCATACTCTGCTTTAGCTTCTTTAAGGATCTCCTCAAAGCGCAACTCAAGCTTGCTTCGGCGTTTCTTTTCGCTCATTTTAGACACTCCCAAGATTTTCTAGCACAACAAGCTAAGAAAAAATCTGGGCCTTTATAAAGATCTTTTCGATCTTGTCCAGAAGTTCTTGCTAAAAAACGTAATGTTTTGTACTTACCAGTTGGTTTTAATACACAGATACCTACTATTGCTGTTGTATTTGTTGTGTATTTTCTTTTATTCTCTCCTTGTTGTTTTTTAGTAGACCACTTAATATTCCCAACCTCATAATTACCATTATTATCTATACGATCTACTGTATAATTTTTATCTGGTTTTGGTGGTAGAGCAGCAAGAAAAGATTCGAAGGTTTTAAAAGTATTTTTAATACCCCTACCACCATAATCTTTATATTGTTTTGTGTTTGGATTGTTACAACGTGTGTTCATACCAATCCATGTGGAATACAGTGGATGTTTTTTATTTGACATTGATTAAATCTGCCGCACTAGGTTTGCTTGCATAGTTACCATTCCAATCCCACTGCATAGGATACCAGACATCAGAACTTTCATCATACACAGCCCCGTTCACGTAGTCACTTTCAAAGACTTCATAAATTCTAATGAGGCTTCCACCTCTTGTACGCATTCGTCTGGTAAAATCAAGTTTACTCGGTTTGCCCAAATCTCATTCTCCTTTTGTTGTATCCATAAGCAATTGGCATTCATAACAAACCGGACAGGATCGTTGTACATATCATATACAACATCAAACATGTCCTGCTCGTCATCCAAGTGCTCTACAATCTTATCTGCTTTCTTTGGCCCAATACCACGGATACCATGAATGTTATCAGAAACATCACCAATTAACATCTGCTTGTAAAACTTACGCAAGGCATCCTGTTGGGTAACAGTAGTAAACTCTACTTTAGTCCAGTTGTAATGCAAGCCGGGCACAGTTAGCATATCTTTGTCGAGGCTACATATGACCGTCCCTTCCCCTTGATTGATCCCAAGGAGATCGTCAGCTTCACAACCTTCGCTTACCTCTACGTCCCATTCCTGCTGCAAATGCTTACGACAATCTTGTAACCAGTATGGTGGCTCTTTGTCCTTGCGGTTAGCCTTGTACTCTAGGTTAAGTTTCTTACGGTAATTGTTACGTCCTGTTAGATAGGCTTTGTATGTTGTTGCATCTGTTGCATCTAAGATCTGACGCATTAACACGTCAACACGGTATGTAGCTACGTCAAGTGGTTCATGTTCGGGAACAGTAGCGGCACACCTAAAAACAACTAAATCAGCATCTACGAGGGCATGCATTAAACTTTCATCCTGTTAGTATAAGCACCATCACCTGTTACCTTAATAGATAGTGGTGCTAGCACACGTTCTGTGTTGTACTCTTGACACTTAGGACATTGTTGTGCTGCTAGGTCAGGTACTAGTTTTTCAAAGGCATGACCACAACTGTTACAAATAAAATCATACATCTTTAACATAAGTTCTCCTATGGTGAGTGGGCATCAGGTAATAGCCCACACTCCTAGTTCCCGTGAATCTAGTCGTTAATAACTAGAAAGCTCCGCTAGGTATTCCGGCGATCACTCGGCTATATTAGTAAGGAATATCTTCTTCGTCCATCTCAGGCAACTTCTTGACAGGATCTTGTGTTGCCTCAAGGCTAAAGACATAAGCCTCGTACTGCTTGGCAACAGCAAGCACTTCCTCAACAGTTGGTGCCTTCTTGTCAGTCTTCAGTGTGTCAATAGCGGCACTGATAGATGACTGACGCACGATATAGACTTGCTTCTTAGCGCGCTCCTCAGGCGTTTCAAAGGTAGACTTAGGGGCTGGTGTAGGTGCCTTAGCTGGTGCGCCTCCTGTGGGAGGTGGGGCACCTTCTGAGGCAATCTGCACATCACCAGCGGCGACTTGTACCCACTGCCAGTAACCTTTGTCATCCTTGGTACGCGCTACTGTGTAGATCTCACCAGACTGTGCTTGCTTGAGGGTGTTAAATACATCCTTATGTACGAAGGACATGATCTTCTTAGTCTCAACCTTGTCACCAAAAGTAATGTTCTTGTATGTTACTTCTGCTGATTGATAAGAACCCTTCTGGGTTGGGACAGTATTAACTTCAACAGCAACCACTTTAATTTGCATTGTGCTCATATATTTTCCTTTGTTAGTACATTAATTATAACACTATAGTTTTACTTCTGTCAAATCTAACATGTTCGGGCCGATAGAAACCTCACCTTGCATAGCTACGTTCCACTCAACACCATACGCATTTGTAACAAGACTTGGTAAATCCCTAAACACTTTATCGAAAAGAACCGCAAGATCTTGTACCTCGTGTTCCGGTGCGTCGGCTACAATAGAGTCATGTACAGTAGAGATTAACTTAGCTTTGAAACCAGCACGTTTCATACGTTGGTAACAAGCTACTCTGGCTACTGCCATAACGTCTGCGCCACAACCTTGGTTGGGATAGTTTGTGATGTCAGGCTCTGACCACACCATATCTCCTCGCCAATTTTTGCGTGGTTCGTACAAATACTGTCGTCCAAAAGGACTGGTGATGATACCCTTGGTTGTTGCCTCCTTGATATACTTCATGTGTGTGTTATGTAATTGAGAATACTTTTTATAGAAATTATCAATCACATTCTGCCAAAAGTCAACTGACTTACTTACGTGGGCAAAGTCTGGGTCTTTACTGTAAGCAAAGGCACTGCCACGGTAAATAGCACGGAACAAGAACACCTTAGCAATCAGTCGTGATGGTAGCTTAAAAGCCAACTGATTAGCTGTGTGTATGTCATTCTGTGCTGTGCCATCAATGATGCTATGCCATTCATCAATGCCCACCTTATCCTGACTTAAGTATAAATATGTGACCCACTCTAAGCTGCGGGCATCGACGTTAACAATCATTTAGTAACTATCTCCCTATACTCATAATACCAACCATAATGTATATGACCACGACGTTCTACCCACTCAAGCCAACGACAATCATATTGTTCTAGTTTAACAGGCCACCATGTAAAATGCCGATGCCACTGTTTTCTAGCAGCAACCCTTTTATCGTGCTTTAACCCACACTTAAATTTCATTTAGTACCTCGATATACAGAACTTCTTAGCTTCCTTAGGAAGATTTTGTTGGTTAGGTTTGGTGCTAGTCAAGCGTCCTGTAATAGCCATACATTGATTAAGATTACTGTACAGCATGTTAGGCTCCCAACCATGCGTTGCTATAGTCTTAGGCAAACCTTCTAGGTACGTAGACTTTAGCTTCATCAGCTTAGATCGCTCTAACAGCTTAGTGATAATAAACTTAGCTTCTTTGTTAGGCTTTAAAGATAGTAGAGTAGATTCTTCTGTTGAGTAATAACCCTCTTTCTTTAGCTCTGATCCTTTAAGTGGTTGCACTTTCTGATCCACTGTGTAATCAGTTCTAATGACTTTAAATCTAGTTTGGCCGAGCTTAGCTCCTGATTTAAATACACCAATCGGGAGGCGAGTCTCCACTTGTATAGTACCACCATACAGAAAAGTAGAAACATCATCACGACTATCCCAATTAAGAGGTAAACCATTGGTGAATTCATTCAGTTGACCTTCAATCTTATTTACATGATTGACAATCCCTTCTGCTTGTGCTAAAGAGTTATACTCGTCATAACAAATACCATTCATTTCCATCTCTTGCAAAACGAGTAAATCATTACAATGCAAACGAAATAACCGGAACATGTGTTCTTCTGTTGTTTTAAATCGTTCGATCTGTTTAAGGAATACATTGTAAGTACCGTCCACGTCGTATGCACCATACTGTGACAGAATATCTAGTGGAATTGCATCAGTGTCAACACCCTTATCCCAATACTCTGTCTTAATGATGTCAAGCTTAGGCTCAAAGCCATAGTTCAACAGGGTTGTGTTAAGATCTGGGTACTTCCACAACTGTTTGCTGAACATAAACTCGGCAAGTTGACAGTCCCAAACACAGGATGCCTTCCAGCCAAGCTCACGCTCAATCCATGCTAGGTCAAACTTTAGGTTGAAGCCAATAACACAAGAGGCACTGTCTAGGATAGCAACAGCATCCTTAAAGTTATCCTTTGTTAAGACTTGTGTTGGTGATCCTGCTTGTTTTAGTTGAATAGTTACCAGTTTATTTACAAGTGTGTGTGGATTACCCTTAGCAGCAGTGGTTGTCTCCACATCGAGTGTTACAGGATTCTTTAGCAACAAATTCAAAATCTTCGTATGCAACTAGATTCTCCAATCCATATTTAAGTGTAACACGATCAAGCAAACCATGCAAGGTAGCCACGGCTTCTGTCTCTGACTTAGCTTCAATTGTGAAGTTAATGGGGATGTCATACTTGCTCATTTGTTGTTTCCTAATGGGTTACGTGTGATGTATGGGTCATCCTCAATAGCGGCGTTAGCCAATAGTCGGAAGATGCGCTCATCAAACGCTGGGTTGTCATCGTGGAACAGAGGCACCAAGGCGCGGATCACAGCAGTTTTACCTGCGATGGTCAGGCCGGGTGCATCTCGCAAAGTCTTGGCAATTGCCACCCAATCCTTACGTTTTAGTCTCATTCTAAGTCCTCATATCGTGCTACTTCAGCATTAATACGCACAGTTTGCTTACCATGACGCAAGTCAGGCACAGTATCAGTATCACCAGTAAGTTTATTTTTACATAGGTGTAGGTGTCGCATGTATTCCTCGCTTGTGTCATGTGTTTTCCCAATCCCAAGAATCCAGTCAGCTTCTGCTTGCTTGGCGGTCTTAGCATTAGCTACGTTCTCCATTGTTAGCCATCGCTTGCCTTCCCCTGACGCATCAGATTGAGATACACCAATAACAGGGCAGTACTGTTTTGCAATTTCTCTAGCCCAGATATAAATTGATCCGAGTCGCAGATCTTCTCTATCGTCTGTAAATCCTTTGACTTTATCAATTTGGTCAAAGATGATGAGACTTGGCTTAAGTTCATGGACAAGTTGTTCGACTTGTCTACGATGTATGGATGCAGAGTCGTAGATTTGTATCTTATCTCCGCCCCGTTCCAAGTATTTGCTTCTGTTTGTGGGTATGTCACTGAACAACTCGCCTAAGGTGCATCCGAGCATTGCTTGGTACAGTCGCAACTGGACTTTGCTTCCTTGTTCTTCATTGTTAAACCAGATAATAGGGCCGACAGGTTCTTCCGATACACTTCCATGTAGTTGTGTTGCAAAGTGAGTGACTTCGCTAGCAAGGAAAGTAGTTTTTCCTGTCTCTGGTCTGGCGAAGATGAAACCGAAATCGCCTCGGCGTAAAGATCCGAGCATTCGATTAAGAGTTTGCAAGCGCCAGCGGAGTCCAACTGTTTGAATGGAGTCATTGTACAATTCCTCAAGGTTATGTGTTACAAAGATGCTCTCAGAGCTATCAGAATCGCTCTTGGTTGCATTTAAATTACCAGCTAATACCAACAGGTCAGTAAACTCTTTGCGTCCCTCTGAGACCTCTAGAGAGGCAACGGCTAGGTCGTAGGCTTGCTGACGTTGTTGAATATCTTTAACAGTATCTTCAAGGACAACAGACTGTGTATCAACAGCAGCCATGTCCTTAAGTAAGACAGCAAGGTTTTCCTTGTCTTTCTCCTGACAATTAACTAAAACAAACAGTGAGTATTCTGTTACTGTTAAGTCTCTTTGATACTTATCATGTAGTTTATCTAAATAATTATATAATATAGTAAGTTCTTTATTATCCTTTATAATAAATTCTAATACTTTACTATACTTAATATATATATTATAAGATAGCATAAAACGTATTAATTGTAAAGCCATGTATTTATTTCCTGTTGATTATATTCTTTGGGATCTTTTTTAGTGATTACACTCCGTATGTTTAAACCAAGCTGCTGTGCGTTATGCACTACCTTCATAGATTCCTGTGCTTTATCAAAGTCTAACCATACCACTATATTATCATAGAAGTACTTGAGTTGCAAGAGTCTCTTCATAGAAACATGGCTACCAAAGATGGGTGAGGCACAGACTGTTGGTATGTGACCGACCACAATAGCACTGATAATATCTTCTGTTAACACTACTGTGTCAGACTTTGTGTTACCTACAACATGGTGAAACTCATGCAAGTTACCCTGACTATACCACTTAGGCCTATTAGGTAGATCACCTAGATAACGTCCCTGATAAGCAACAAGACCTGAGTCTGTAAAGTATGGGAAGTATAATCGTTGGTGATGGTCTGACCATAACATAGTATTACGTTGTATGTCAAGTTCTGTTAGTGCATATTGTCTGAGGAAATTCCTAGCTTTTTCAGGTAACTGTTCGTCCACATCTGGTGGAAGTCTAACGTCACTTCTAGTTCCTTTACTTGTTTCTTTGAGCGCCGCAAAGCCATTAGCAGATACAAAGTAATGACAGCTAAAACAATACTTAGACCCATCAGCGTATACAGCAAGGTTATTTCCATTACGATCCTTGCCTAGCTTGGCACAGGCTGGACACTGGATATGATCCACACAACTCATCAGGAACCTCCACAAGATCTCCCAGTTTACTAGTAACAAAGCATCGCATGGCTGCAATTAGTGGTGTTGCACCCTCCACGGCAGTCATTGGTAGCGAGGCATTTTGCTGTGCCTCCCAATCAGCGTCACAGGCAATCAGGTCAATCTTCTCCCGCTCAATGATCGGGCCACCTTGTGACCAGTCTGTTGAGGGGTTGAAAGACTGCGCCCAGCCTTTTGATAATGCCCGATCCTTGCCGTCTAGCGTGACCCAATAGGTCGCCACGGTATCGAATCGAAAGTCTGTTGTGCCTTCGCACTTAGCCACAGCCCAGTCAAGTGCAGCGCCTGTTAGTTCTTCTGTTTTAATATTCACTGTCAGTTTCCTTGGTATCATAATAATCAGCAACGTCGTCAGGATGATCCGAGATAAAGCGACAGCCGAAGCATAACTCAGTATATTTACCTGTTAATGTATCAACTGTAGTTAGCTCGTCATCCGTTAGTGTTGTGTTACACGCATTACAACGTCCACACATTATTTTAACTCCAAAGCGTTTAGCCGCTGACCAACAATACCAGTGCGATTCTTAATCACAGATACAAAACCGGAGTTGTTGTGAATCACACTGATATGATTACTATCCTGTCCGTGTACAGTGGGTAGTCGCGCCGTTAGTTTTTTGATGTTACGTATAAATAGGTCAATTTTACCCAACACTGATCTGGCATACTCAGCCTCCACTGTGTAGCGTAGGCTAACTGAGCCATCCCAATACTCAACCTCTGCTTTTGTTTGTTGTACTGATTGTAGCATATTGGCAGGGTTATCCACCTTATAACCACAGCACTTTAACATAAAGGTGTAAAAGCTAATAGCTGCTACAGACTTCTGCCAGAATACAGGTGCTGTAATAATAACAGTCAGTGGATCTTCTGTGTATGTGAAATAGCCTGTACCTACACCACTTTGCATTTTTATAGCACCCATAGTAAACACAAAGTTATTAGTAAAATTAGTCATAGATTCCATATTAGGAAACTGTACAGCAAGCATTAGCTTACGTTTATACATAGACTTTTTAGTACCATCAAAGGTAAAGTTATAGATAGATACTTTCTTCTTGTCTTGTACAGCGTGGAGGGCATCACCAAGGAAGTCACGGCACTTAACAAAAGGATGGATGTTGGTGTAAGAGCCGTCTTTCTGTCGCTTAACAAAGGCCATCTTCATGTCCAAAGTTTGGTTAATCTCTGACAGCACAGTTTTTGTCTTGGTTTCTTTGAAAATCATTTTGACATATCCTTAACAAAAGCATTAACATAGTTGTGTAGTGTAGTACCAACTAGGCCGGGGGCGGTGTTGATTTCTAGTACATAACACTTATCTTCTAGTTCATTCCAGATTAAATCAACAGCACCAAAATCAAGGTCGCTAGCAAAAGCAGCAGCAAGCGCCTGTTGGCGTAGGTCTTTAGGTTCTGTAATGGCTTCCCTCGCATATACCCATCCATTCTTATGGTTACGAATCTTGGTGTCAAGAAACTCAGCACCTTTGCGCTTCTTCTTCTGTGTCACATCAACTACAACACAGGTTGTTTGTGATTCACGTAGGAAGTGCACACGATACTCATGGCGTTTTTTCTTGTACTTTACATACAGTGGGGCATCAGTAATTACCTTGGTATGCTCACCACCCATAAGCACGATACCTTCACCAGAGTGACCGACCAATGTCTTACGAGCTACTACTATGGCTTGCTCTGTGTCTATCCACTCTGAGACAATTTTAGGGTCAGTTGTCCACTCAGGTACATTAACAAAACAGTTTGGATTAACTGTATTGAAAGCTTTCATATGTTGGAAGAAGTTAAGTTTGTTAACACAAATACCATTACCACGTTTACTAGTTAGATTGATCCAATCCCAATCCCCAGAGCAACCCCAATTAATTACGTAGTCCGTATAACGTGGTTGGTATGTCTTACTAAACTTAGATACAAGTAATACAGGTACAGGAACCTGCTGCTTTAGTTCCTGCTGCAAAGCCTTGGCGCTAGCTGAACCTAGCTTGTAGGGTACAATTACTATGCGTTTGTAGTACATTCTAGTTCCTTCTGTAGTTGTGGTGTTGCAGTAACACACGTTGGACATTTAATCTGGAATGAACTAGAAGATAAGTGTTATGTACTGGAAATCAACACCGCCCCCGGCCTTGTTGGTACTACACTACACAATTATGTTAATGCTTTTGTTAAGGATATGTCAAAATGATTTTCAAAGAAACCAAAACCAAAACCATCCTAGCAGAAATTGCGCAAACACTAGACATGAAGATGGCCTTTGTTAAGCGGCAGAAGACTGGCTCATATACCAACATCCACCCTTTTGTTAAATGTCGTGACTTCCTTGGTGATGCCCTCCACGCTGTACAAGACAAGAAGAAAGTATCTATCTATAACTTCCACTTTGATGGTACTAAGAAATCTATGTACAAACGTAAGCTAATGCTCGCAGTGCAGTTTCCTAATACGGAATCCATGACTAACTTTACTAATAACTTTGTGTTTACTATGGGTGCTATAAAAATGCA